GCGTAATATTTAACGAGTATCACCAGTATGAGAACACGGCAAACATCAACGTGTTCACAACTGGACTCGGAAAGAAGCCAGAGCCACGCCGAAGCATCTACACGACAAACGGCAACGTGGTAGACGGCCCACTGGATGATTTACTGAAGGATTGCCAGGCTATTCTCAACGGTGAACGTGAAGACAGAGGGCTGTTTCCTTTTATCTGCAGACTGGACTCAGCTGATGAAGTCGACGATCCCGAATGCTGGTACAAAGCGAGCCCATCCCTCGAGTACTTTCCTCACCTCATGACCGAAATCAAGAACGAATATGCCGAATGGAAAGAGAACCCTGCACGACTCCCTGACTTCATGACAAAAAGAATGAACTGGAGAGTCAGCATTGAAGAAGCTCCTGTCACGTCTTGGGACAATATCGCAAGCACCGACAAGCCTCTTGAAGTGCAGGACGGATGGGAATGCATCTGTGGAATTGACTTTTCGAAGACCACCGACTGGATGGCTGTCAATCTGCATTTCAAGTACGGCGACAAAAGATTTGACATCAATCATGCATGGATTTGTATGCAGTCTCCTGAGCTACACCGAATCAAAGCGCCCTATGAAGAATGGGCAAGGCGAGGGCTTGTGACACTTGTTTATGAGCCCGAAATCAGCCCAGAGATTGCGACAGGGTACATTCAAGCCATGATGCAAAAGTATAACATCAAACTGGTAGCATGCGACTACTACCGATTTACGTTGTTACGGTCGTATCTTGAAAAAATCGGTTTTTCATGGGACCTCAAGAACATCCGACTGGTACGACCGTCAAACATTATGCGAACGTATCCGATAATTGATAGATGCTTTGCGAATCAATGGTTTCACTGGGGAGACCAGCCATGTTTAAGATGGGCAACGAACAATACCAAGCTTGTAAGAGCGAAAAAATCAAAAGTCGCAAAAGATGGAGAAAACGATATCGGAAACTTCATATTCGGAAAGATTGAGCCGAAATCACGAAAGACAGACCCTTTCATGGCGTTGGTTCATTCGATGTGCTACGAATACGAGTTATCGGATATGGAAATATTAGACAACAGGGAATACATCCCTGTTTTTACTTTTTAAAGGAGTGATTAACACATGGGATTATTTGATTTTCTGAATAAAAAAATGAGTGAGCCAATCACTCCAATCAAGGTGACGATCGGCGATGATACGGTCAGCCTTTACGCAAACGAATTAGCTTTTTCGATGTGCGTGAATCTCATCTCGAACGCAGTTACAAAGTGTGAGGTGCTGACGTATCGAAACGGCAAGCGAGAGAAGTCCGACGAATGGTATCGGTGGAACGTATCGCCGAATCCAAATCAGAATAGCAGTCAATTTTTTAGTAAGTTGATTTATCGATTATATAACGATGGTCACGCTTTAGTTGTACCGATCAATAACAACTTATACGTAGCGGATGGCTTTACCGTTAACGATTCGATGGGACTCTTGCCTCATACATTCGAGCACATCCAAATCGGTAGCTTTGCATACGGTCCGAGACTGTCTGCGAGTGATGTATATTACTTTGAGCTTCCTAACGATGAACTCAAAGGTTTACTCGATAACACGATGAATCTGTATGCGTCCCTGTTAAGTGCTGCGTATAGCAATTACATGGCGGCGAACGGAACGAAGGGCTTCCTTCACATTCATTCAGTCGCCGAGAACAGTCCGAAATTCAAGGATACGATTCAGAACCTGTTCAATGTCCAGTTTAAGAACTTCTTCAATTCGAACAAAGCTGTCATGCCGTTATACGACGGTTATGAATGGGAAGATTACAAGGGCGGTCCATCCAGCGCAAACGGTGTGAACGATACAAAAGGATTAGTTCAATCGACACTTGAAACATATGCCCAGGCTATGGGCATTCCGAAATCACTTATCACTGGCGAAGTACAGGATACATCGAAAGCCATCGACCAATTACTGACCTTATGTATCGACCCTTTGCTTGAAAATATCGCCGATGAAATCAATCGGAAAAACTACTCAAAACAAGACCTGTTAAACGGTACGAGAGTCCGTTTTAATACGAATGCTATGAAGCATATTGATTTGATTGACGTAGCTCAATCCATCGATAAGCTGATTAGCTCAGGATTCGCATGTATCAACGATTTACGAGAGTTATGCCATATGGATTTAATCGATGAACCATGGGCTAACGAGTTCTTCATGACAAAGAACTACTCGAAGATTGAGGATATTGTGAATCAGTTAGAGACAGGTAGAAAGGAGGAGTAAATGCAGAAATGGTATCAGTTGAAAGCTGAGGAAGACCATGCAGACCTGTACATCTACGGAGATATCTGTCAGATGGAATGGTTTGAAAGTGATGCTTCTTCTTTCAGCTTATCCAAGGAATTGGCAAGCCTTGAAGGCAAACCCTTGAACGTTCACATCAATAGCTATGGTGGTGAAGTCAAGGAAGGAATCGCCATGTATAACCTTTTGAAGGACTACAAAGGCGAAGTAACTACCGTATGTGATGGATTCGCATGTTCGGCAGCGAGCATGGTCTTCATGGCAGGAACAAATCGAGTCATGCACTCAACCAGTCTGTTGATGATCCATAATGCTTGGACTATCACGGACGGCAACGCTGACCAGCTGAGAAAGACTGCTGATGACTTGGAAAAAATGACAGAACCATCTATCACAGCTTACGTTGAAGCGAGTCATTTAGAACGCGATGAAATTAAAGCCATGATGGATGCAGAGACATGGATTACTGCCGAGGAAGCGCTTGAATACGGATTTGCGACTACAATCGTTGACGACAATGAAGCGAAACAGTCATTCAAGGACAGCGTAATTCTCGGATTAGTCCGAAAAGTAAAAGAGCTGGAACGACCAGCAGAACAATCAAATATTGATGAAACTCCAACCTCAACAGGTTGGTTTTTTCATAAATAGGCAACAGGAGGAAAATAGTATGCCATTAGAAATGAAAAATTTATCTCAGGTATCTGCCGATATGATCAACGCTATGCGTGCAGAAGATACCGAAGCTTATCAGACAGCTTTCGAAAAGATGGCTGACGTAATCGCTCAGAATGTATTAGCAGAAGCTCGCCAGTCCAACGACACTGCAATCTTAGCTCAGAGAGGTGTCAGACAGCTTACAAGCGAAGAAAAGAAATTCTATGAAGCTTGGAGCGCAATCGTTGCGTCCGGAAACCCTAAACAGGCTTTAACCGGCGGAGAAGTAAGCTTTCCGCAAACCATTATCAATGCAGTGTTTGATGATATTCGTGAATCTCATCCGTTACTTGCGGAGATTAATTTCCAGAATACTGGCGGAGCTCTGAGATATTTAATTTCCCGTTCCGGTCGTCCGACTGCTACATGGGGAGAGCTGACTGCACAAATTACGCAGGAGATCACATTAGATATTACTGAAATCGATATGACTTTAAAAATGCTATCCGCATTTATTCCGGTGTCTAAGGCAATCATTGACTTAGGCGCTGAATGGTTAGACCGTTATATCCGTTCTTTCTTAGCTGAAGCAATCGCTAACGGATTAGAGGATGCAATCATCAACGGATTGACTTCCGCTTCTCCGATCGGTATGATTGCCGACCTGTCCACAGGTACAGTTGACCAGACCACTGGTGTAGTATCCTACACTGCAAAAACTGCTGTTGCAGTGACTGAATTATCGCCGAAGACAATTGGCACTCAGCTGGCAACTTTGGCAGTAGGCCCTCATGGTCAGAGTAGACCAGTGTCTGATGTAATTCTGATTTGTAACCCGGCAGACTATTTCAGCAAAGTAGCACCGGCTACTATGGTATTAGCTTCTGACGGTGTATATGTTGACAAAATGCCGTTTGGTGTAAAAGTCATTACTTCTCCAGCAGTAGCTTCCGGCAAGGCTGTATTAGGCTTAGCAAAGCGTTATTTCATGGGCATCGGCTTCTCTGGTTCCGCTGGAACAATTGAGTTCTCTGACCAGTATAAATTTGTTGAGCATAAACGTTATTACAAGACTTATCTGTACGGTAACGGTATGCCTTCCGACAACAACTGCTTTGTATATCTGAATATTGCTAACTTAGGCGAAAAAGCTATTAAGACTAAAGCTGTTCAGTAATCTTGAAAGAGGTGCGCTATGACCTCTGTAATCGATGTTATTAAATTAAGTATTGGTAAATCGTATTTGGATGAGGACGGCACGAAACGGCTTGAGGCTTTCATGTATCAATCCATGGATTACTTGGACAAGATAGCAGGTCAAGAGCTGGACTACTTGAATGACATGTTCGCACAGGAGCTCCTTGTCAATCGTGTACAGTACGGTATCAGTAACGCTTTAGACGACTTTCAAAAGAACTATAGAGCCGAACTTATTGAACTCGGACTAAGAGGAATGGTAGACAATGCTCAAACCGAAACGGATGACTAGTGAGTCATTCGCAGATGGTCGTCTAACGCTCTTAAATGCGTCAAATGGCGTTATAACAGGCGAGCGTGATAAATTGCCTTACGGTTATAAAACGGTCGGAATTAAGCGTTTTTACAATGCCCAGGTAGCTGGTTCAACCATCGAGGCACTTGTGTCCGTACCGTACAATACCAAAGCCAAACAAAAGGACCTTGTCGAACTTTTGGACTTTGAGACTGGTGAAAAGCTGATTTATCGAATTGATCACATTCAAATCAAGGATACAGCTCCAAGGAGCTTATACCTTACCTTAATCAAGGACGGTGTATTATATGACGATAACCGAGCTTAAAAGTATCTTAGAAGCGTATGGAATTCCATGCGCTTTCTCTCATTTTGATGAGGACCAAAGACCACCGTATATCTGCTGGATATTCACGGCATCCGATAACGAATTCGCCGATGAAATGGTTTATAAATCCATCAAGACCGTACAGATTGAGTTCTATGTCAGACAGGATGTACCGACAAACGTGCTCAACTTTGAGGACTATCTGACAGACCACAAAGTCAGATGGCAACAGATTAGTAACCAGTGGCTTGATGAGGAAAAAGTACATATGTTTACTTATCAGACCGAGGTGCTGAATGGTTAGAGCTGACAAGTTCAGCGAAGAGATGTCAAAGCTTCTTGCTGAATATGGTGAACAAGTAACTGAAGCCATGAAAGAAGCGGTTCCTATGGTCGCAAAGAAAGCAACCGAAGAGGTACGATCCCATGCTCCAACTGGACACAGAGGAAAGTACAAGAAAGCCATTCAAACCAAGAAAACCGATGAAACCAATACATCAATCAAATACGTTATATGGGCGGGACCGACAGAGTTCCGTCTTTCTCATTTGCTGGAAAATGGCCATGCCAAAGTGAATGGCAAGGGTCGCACCAAAGCGATACCTCACTTCAAATACGGCGAAACCTACGCAAAGGAGAATCTTATTCCCGAAATTGTTAAAAAAATAGGAGGGTAATACATGCCTACAAATCAACCAACTGTAACATTCGGATTATCGAACGTTCATACTGCAGGCTTAACAAAGAGCGGTACTACATACACCTATGAAGCATGGACAGCTTTACCAGGTGCAGTGAACTGCAGCGGTTCTGACAATTCGAATGAAGTCAGAGAATACGCTGACAACAAAACGTGGTACTTAGTATCTAAGACCACAGATGCTACAGTAACGCTTGAAATGGAACGAGTAACCGATGAGTTCCTGATTGATTACTGTGGTTATATTCGCTCAAAGACTGGCGGATTGTTAAAGACCACAAACAAAGCACGCAAGAAGTTTGCTTTAGGATTCCGTAACGAAACTGACGCAGACCATGAACTTCACGTATGGCCTGAATGCCAGGTAACTGGTTCCGTTCAAGTCGAACACGCTACAAACGAGGACGGAGTTACCATCAACCATGCGACTGTAACTATCACCGCATTTGTCGTATCTATCTCGGATACAACTGATATCATCATGGACGATATCACTGCAGATGATAGCCGATATGCTGGATTGTGGTCAGCTGTTTACGCTTTACCGGAAGAAGCTGCGTAAATTAAGGAGTGAGGTCAATGTTTAAAGTCGTAAAGATAGAAAATAAACAGATACCTTTGAAATGTGATGGGAGTACTGCGGTAAAGTACTCCCGTTTTTTTAATAGAAATTTAATCTCTGATTTTGCAGAACTGGCAAAACTGGAGGACAAGGTTGTCGATTCGAACGTGCTTGAAATGCTCACGTGGACGATGGCAAAGTCAGCCGATAACAACATTCCCGACCTTGAGGAATGGTTGTCTCAGTTCGATAGTCCTATGAGCATCTATTACAGTGCTACAGATATCTTAGGTCTGTTACACAAGTCGTTTCGAACCACAAAACAACCTAAAAAAAAATAGACGATTTAGACGGTGAGGATTATCCTGATATCTTTTCGATGGCGGTCGCATGTTCACGTATTGGCATATCCTATGGTGATGTAATGCATATGGACATCGGCGAAATAATTGATGTGATCATTACGTTCAACAATGCTATGGATGAAGCTGAAAAAGAAACCAAACGAACCGAAACCAAGTCACGAAAAGCACGCCCAGGAGAGTCCATCCGAACAATATTAGGAGGGTAAATGGCAAACAAAAATATACGAGGTTTGACAGTAGAAATTGACGGCAATACCGTCAAGCTACAAACAGCCCTCAAGGATACAGAAAAATCCATCCGATCGGTAGAGTCTGATTTGAAATCGGTCAATCAGATGCTCAAGTTCGACCCTACCAATACGGATTTATTGCGACAAAAACAGGAGCTACTCGGAAAAGCAGTCGAGGAAAACAAAGACAAGCTTGAAACCTTGAAGAAAGCGCAACAGCAATTGAAAGATGCTGGTGTATCTGAGACTTCATCCGAGTATATTGCTCTTCAACAGGAAATTCAGAAAACCGAA